GCTGAAAAGCAGAAATTGATCCAGATCATTTCCCAGGGCTCACAGGTACTAGGTGAGGTAGAGGACTTGAAGGGTGGATTGAGAGACACAGTAAAAGCAATCGCAGAAGAACTAGAATTGAAACCAGCACTGATCAACAAGGCGATATCAGTTGCACACAAGGGCAACTACCAAAACATCGCTGACGAGATGGACACGCTGGAAAGCATACTGAACACGGCCGGCAAACTTTAATGTTAGCGAAAGTCAGATCATTCTGGCTTCGTAGTTTTGAGAGCGACAGGACAGCGTTCTATTTTGAACTCGTCAGTTTCGTTTTCACAGTTGGAGCCAGCCTTACACTAGCGATCACAGCCTCGGATCCGGACATGACTATCGTGTATCCGGGATTTTTGGTAGGAGCACTCACACAATGTTATGCTTCATACAGGAGAGAAGCGGCGTTCGTGATGATGATCACCGGCTACTTCGCAATCATAAATGTCTACGGTTACGGCGTAGCAAGTTATTGGTGGTAAGATGAGTTACATAGATGCACTATACAAGAAGGACGAGGACAAGATATACGTCGTAGAACGTGATCCCAAGAAGGGCAGGATATTCACGGAGTATGATGCTAGGTACGTGTTCTACTACGAGGACGCCAGGGGCAAACACAGGTCAATGACCGGTGCACCATTACAGCGGGTGCAGTGTGCCACACACAAGGAATTCATAAAGGAACAGAGGATCAGATCCAACAAGCAACTGTACGAGAACGACATCAATCCCGTGTTCAGGTGTTTGGAAGAGAACTACCTAGGCAAGGAGACGCCCAAATTGAATGTGATGTTTTTCGACATTGAAGTAGACTTCGATCCAGATCGGGGTTATTCAACAACAGATGATCCGTTCATGCCCATAACTGCCATAAGTTGTTACATGAGCTGGACGGACCAACTGGTCACATTTGCCGTGCCTCCCAAGACCATCAGTATGGCGGACGCGAAAGAACTGACAAAGAGATTTGACAACACCATGTTGTTCGAGAAAGAGAAAGACATGTTGGACGCATTCCTAGAACTGGTGCAGGACGCAGACATACTGTCAGGGTGGAACAGTGAGGGATATGACATTCCATACACTGTGGGCAGGATACAGAAAGTATTGAGTTCAGACGACACAAGACGTCTTTGTTTCTGGGGTGAAAAGCCTAGGAAGAGGGTGTTTGAGAAATATGGCAGGGAGCAGTTGAGTTTTGATCTCGTGGGTCGTGTACACCTGGACCTGTTGGAACTATACAGGAAGTACACATATGAGGAAAGACACAGTTTCAGACTAGACGCGATTGGTGAACATGAGTTGGATGAGAGGAAAACGGTCTACGAAGGATCTCTCGATAACTTGTACAAAAACGACTTTGGATTGTTCATAGAATACAACAGGCAGGACACTGCATTGTTGGCCAAACTGGAGAAGAAATTGAAGTTCATAGAACTTGCCAATGAGATAGCACACCAGAACACTGTACTACTACAGACAACAATGGGTGCAGTTGCGGTCACGGAACAGGCAATCGTGAATGAAACACACAGACGTGGAATGCAGGTACCAGCCAGGAAGTACAAGAAAGACGGTGAAGAGAACCAACCGGCGGCAGGAGCCCACGTGGCGACCCCACAGAAAGGCATACACGATTGGATAGGGTCTGTTGACATAAACTCACTGTATCCAAGTGTGATCCGTGCATTGAACATGGGACCGGAGACCATAGTAGGTCAGATAAGACCCGTGATAACATCGGCGGAGATCAACAGGGCCAAATCACAAAAGAAATCATTCGCGGCCGCGTGGGACAGCCAATTTGGCTCGTGGGAATATCAAGCGGTCATGAACAAAGAAAAAGGCACAGAGATCATAGTGGACTGGGAAGACAAGACCAGTGTGCGTATGAGTGCGGCACAACTGTACGAGATTATATTCGACGGCAACAACAAGTGGATGTTGAGTGCGAACGGCACAATATTCACATACGAGTATGAAGCAATCATTCCAGGTTTATTAAAGCGTTGGTATGCAGAGAGACAGGAAATGCAAAAAAAGATGCGTGAGTGTGGAGACAACGAGATCGAAAGAGAATATTGGGACAAGAGACAACTTGTAAAGAAAATTAATCTAAACAGTCTGTATGGTGCGATCCTAAATCCAGGCTGTAGATTCTTTGACATAAGGATCGGACAGAGTGTGACACTGACGGGCAGGTGTATCACCAAACACATGGCCAGCAAGGTCAATGAGATCGTGGCGGGCAAGTATGATCACAAGGGAGAGAGTGTGGTGTATGGAGACACAGACTCCGTTTACTTCTCGGCATACAAGACATTACAAAAAGAGATCAACGAAGGTGTCATACCATGGACCAAAGATTCCGTCGTGGCACTGTATGACAGGATAGCAGATGAAGTCAACGGATCGTTCAAGGCATTCATGACCAAGGGCTTCCATTGTCCAAGCACACGTGGAGAAGTTATAGCGGCCGGTAGAGAACTTGTGGCATCAAAAGGATTGTTCATAACAAAGAAAAGATATGCGGTGCTCTACTACGACAAGGAAGGTAAACGTGCTGATGTTGACGGCAAGGACGGCAAGATGAAAGCAATGGGACTGGATCTCAAACGTTCAGACACTCCAGTCTTCGTGCAAGACTTCCTGAGTGAGATATTGTACATGGTACTACAAGGCAAAGATGAAAAAGATGTACTCGATAGGATCAGTGAATTCAGGGCTGAGTTCAAATCAAGGCCAGGATGGGAGAAGGGATCACCTAAAAGAGCGAACAACATGACCAAGTACACAGCGGCAGAAGAGAAGGCCGGTAGAGCAAACATGCCTGGACACGTGAGGGCCAGCATGAACTGGAACAAATGCAGGGAGATGTATGGCGACAAGTATAGTATGCCAATAACGGATGGTGCAAAGGTTATAGTGTGTAAACTGAAACAGAATCCATTAGGCTACACAAGTATTGCGTATCCCGTGGATGAGATGCGTATACCGGAGTGGTTCAAGGAACTGCCATTCGACGGAGATGCCATGGAGACGGGCATACTGGACCAGAAACTGGACAACCTGATAGGTGTGTTGGACTGGGACGTGCAGAGCACAGAAACCACGAACACATTCAACAAGCTGTTTGAATTTTAAATAATCATATGTTGAGTATAGAAGAGATAAAATTATTGATAGAGAAACTAGAACAGGTCAAGAAAGAGGACCTGCAGGAGTTGATTGACTCAAATCTCAAAATACTAAAGGATATAGAATTGGCCGTTGACGCTAACAACAACGAAGTCATAGACAGGATGGACAAGACTCCGGAGTGGTTCATTAAAGACCTAGAGCAGAAACAAAAGAACCCCACTGTTGATTCTATACTTGCAAGACAGATTCAGACCAAGATATTCCAGTTTGCAAAGACCAACCTCTACAACAGCCTAGAGATCGGACCAGGTGATGGCATGTTCTCAATGGATTTCAGGTCATGGAGATTAAACTTCTTCTTGGACGTGCTATTAGATAGAGAGAACGTGATAAGAAAGAAGTTCAATACCAGGCACCACAAGTATCTCAAGTTCTACACCACACGCAACACGGAGTGTTCAAACATACCACAGGGCAGTTGTAACCTTGTGTTCAGCTGGGACACTTTTGTTTTCTTCACACAACAACATATTCAACAGTACCTGCATGACATCAAGAGGGTGCTGATCCCAGGGGGTTACTGCTTCATACAGTACGCCGACTGTCACTATGACCAGGAGTTGGAAAACGCCAAGAGGGGTTACTGGAACTACAACACCAAGACCGCAATGACCCAGATGATCCAGGATGAGGGTTACGAGGTCTTGGAGATGAATCAATTCCGACCCGGGGCCAGTTACGCCATATTCAAGAAGCCTGGTAAACAAAATCCAGCAGTGTACAAAGTTAGTGAAATAACACTAGACTAAGACCTAAATATCATATACAATAAGAACATTATGATAGACATCTTAAAAGACATCGTTAAACATACGCA